CAATTGGATCTCAAGTTACAATTATACAAACAGGAGCAGGACAAACAACAATAGATGTAACTTCTGGAGTAACTTTAAATTGCACCCCACAAGGAACAGCAAATACTGCCAAACTAAGAGATAGATATTCGTCTTGCACATTAATTAAACGTGCAACTGACACTTGGATAGCAATAGGCGATTTGGTGGCTTAACATGCCATTACCACCGCTAGGCTCAGAGGGCAGCGCAGGACATCAGCCAGGAACTCCTACCATAGGATCTGCCACTGCTGGAGATGCCAGTGCAACAGTTTCATTTACTGCTCCAAGTTATTTAGGAAAACCAATAGGTACAACATATACAGCAACTTCTACTCCAGGAAGCGTTACTGGAACATCTTCTTCAAGCCCAATTAGTATTACTGGATTAACAAATGGAACAAGTTATACATTTAAAGTAAAATTAAGTAATTCAATAACAAGTTCTTTAGAGTCATCATCAAGTAATTCAGTTACTCCAGTTTCCACACCAGCACCACCACCATTCCCACCACCATTCCCACCACCATTCCCACCATCTAGTGTATATTTGGCAACTGCTTGTTGTTATGATTCTGGCAACAATAATTACTATACAACAAATGCACAAAGTTCAACATCGGCAGCAGAGGCAGAAACCATAGCACAGGCAAACTGCACAAGTGTTGGAGATTCAGCAATTGGAGTTACTTCCATTGGACCAGTTGCATCAGGAACCGCATATCCATCAATTAGTTGCTCACCACCAGCACCACCACCGTTCCCACCACCGTTCCCACCACCGTTCCCACCAGCACCACCACCATTCCCACCACCATTCCCACCGCCAAGTTGCGGCAGTTGTGGAGATTTTGTATCCTGTGATGCTGGAGTTTGTTATGTTTATGATAACTGTGGAAACTTCTGTTATTCTTATTAGCGATGGTATAATAATAAAACTTAATAAATAGGAGAGGATAAAATGAAAAATGTTTTAGTAAAAATGTATGTAGAAGAAGAACTTGCTCAAGAAATAAATTTAATTGTTGATGGAGACAATCCAAATCCGCTAGGATTAGCACTTCAGGAGGGCATGAATTCTCACGTACTTCATGATGATTTAGAAAATATTCCAAGCAGAGGGATGGTCTATGATGGTCAACAATTTATTGATGGTCCAAATGGAGAAACTTTTATTTCTAATATTTTAACAACAGATAAATCATATGAATTGTTTGTTTTTTTAAAAGATGGTAATGTTTTATATTCTTGGCTTCTTCCAAACGAGCATCCAGTATTTGAAATAACATCAGCAGTTTTAAAAAGTAATCCAGTATTTGAAATATTTGAGTTATAAAATATGAATTATAAAAATGCTTGGGAAGAATATAAAGCAAAAAATGGTGTTATTCCTATTAATTTGCTTGATAAAAATAATTATATAGAAGATACAGAATCAAAAAAAAGAATGAATATTTGTTTGGATTGTGAGCACTTGATAAAGTTAACACATCAGTGTAAAAAATGTGGTTGTTTTATGAATTTAAAAACTAAACTTAAAAATGCAAAATGTCCAATTAAAAAATGGTAGAACTAAACAAATCCCTGAGATTTCCAAAATGATGGAGACGTAAATCTGTTGTTCTTTTTAACCTCTGTTACACCATGAGTATAGTTTATATCTCCAGGAAAAAATACAGCAGACCCAGCATTTGGTTTAATTGATATTTTTTGATTAGTAAAATATATTTCTCCACCATCATAATTATCATTCAAATAAAAAAGTGATGCTATGTCATTTTCTGGATAAGGGTTGGGACTTCCATCTTGTTCTTGTTTATCAGCATGTGGTTGTTGATCATCCCCAGGCCTCCAAATAACTATTGATGGAGAATTATCACTTAGTTTAATATTAAATTTATTTTCAATTTCATTTTTTAATTTCATTTGATATTGTACTAAAATATTAAATATTTTTTTATTGGTTTTTTCTAGTATTTCTGCAGTATGAACTCTATTATCCCAGTGGTCTTGAGGAATAGACTTAAATTCTGTTATGCCAAAGCAATAATCTTGAACTATTTTTAAATCATTATCTTGAATAAAGTTTTCTAATATAATAATATTATTAGGAGAACTTCCAAAATAACCAGGTTCAATTTGATAAATTTTACTCATAAATATAGTATACTATATATTAAAGTATTAGCATAGGAGAATTATGATAACAAATTTTATTGAAACAACAAAGATAATAAATCCATCTAATGGAATTTATGTATACAAAAATGCTTTAAATAAAGACTTAAACCTTGTTGAACGACTTGAAAATGTTATAAGTAACAATACTGATGACTATTTTAAATGGAGCGAGGCACAAGTAGGGGATTATGAAACAAGAAAAGATTACAGAGACTGTGTTGATTTTAAAGTAAGAAAACAAGATTTTTTTAATCCAAAGTTTGCTTTTTCAGACTTAAAATCAATATACTTTGATATAGATGATAGATTGCAAGAATGTGTAAAGCATTATTCTTCTTTATATAATTTATCTTTAGAATATCAAGAGGCTGTTAATTTTGTTAAATATGGAAAAGGACAACATTTTGGAGTGCATTCGGATCATGGATTCAGTTATGTTTGTACAGTATCAACGGTAATGTATTTAAACGATAACTATACTGGTGGTGGATTACATTTTCCGTTTATAAACTATACATATAAGCCAGAAGAGGGAGATATTGTATTATTTCCTTCTAATTTTTTATATGCACATGCTGCGCTTCCAGTAGAAGAAGGAGTTAAATATTCTGCAGTCACAATGTTTGATTATAATGATAGAGTTCATGGCGCAAACTCTCCACTCAGAAATGTAAATCATCTTGTATAACATTGATGCATATGAAATAAATCCTGGAATGGGAGCAAAAATTGAACAACTTTCAATGCGAAGAGATTGGATGGATAAAACATTTGATCAACATGCATATAGGTGTTTTCCATTATCTCTAACAAATCAAATGGGATGGGGTTTTTCTTTTCCAGAAGATATTTCAGTAGTTTGGGATGGAAATGATTCATCAGAAGGACATCATATTAAAGTTTTAAGTGGTCAAAAATATGTTGATGTTGGAAGAGGAACTGCTACATTAATTTTTAATATTGGTTGGTTTTTTAAAACAAATGAAAAAACAAGTTTATTATTTTATGGTCCTCCAAATTTAGATCTTGATGGTGCCGTTCCACTTACAAATATTATTAGTACAAGTTTTTGGGATAAACCAATTCCAGTATCTTGGAAAATTACAAGACCAAACAAACTTATTACATTTAAGGCAAACTCTCCAGTTATTGCAGTAATGCCCATATCACTAACAGAGTTAAATGGTTCAGAAATAAAGTTAAATCATAATCCATATAATGTTAATGATTATCATAAATCATTAACTGATTATGGAAATACAATTTTAGAAAATAATAAAATTCCAAAATGGTCTGATTTTTATAGAAGTGCAACAGATCAATTTGACAATAAAATAGGCAGTCATGAAGTTAAAAAAATTAAATTAATAACAAATGATTTGAGGAAATAATGGAAATAATAGAAGATATTGCTAAAACAATGCAATCAAAAGGATATTGTGAAAAATCTTCATATCAGTGGATAGCATATGTGTTATCATCAATGATAGATATTCAGTTATTTGATAAAGTAAAGGAGATAGCAGATCAGTATGAGCAACAATAATGGATCTTCAAAAAATATTGTTATATTAGAAAATTTTATTTCACAAAATGACTTAGAAATTATTAAAAATAATATAGATATTAATATTGAGTGGACATCATATTCACAGGCTGGAATACCAGATAAATCTAGTAAGAATTTAGAAACAACTAATAAAATACTTTATAGTGTTTTAAAAAAATATATTGATAAAACTCAAAAAGAAATTGAGTTCTTTTTTGGAAGACCATTAGAAGAAGGTTTTCCAGGGCTTAGAGAGTGGAATGTTGGAGAATTTCAACCACTTCATGCAGATGGAGAAGATACAGATGGTCATCCAAATGAGGCTTATATTGTTGATTATGGCTCTGTTTTATATTTAACAGATGAATATAAGGGTGGAGAAATATATTTTCCAGACCATGACATTGATATTAAGCCAAATGCTGGAACATTAATATTTTTTCCATCAAATAACTTCTATAATCATGGAGTAAAAGAAATTACTTATGGAAAAAGATATACATCCGCACAGTTCTGGATTCCAACAAAGTATAAAATTTTAAAAGAACAAATAGAAAAAAATAGAAGTAACTATTAATCAAAATGATATAATAAAATTATGAACATAAACTTTTATTGTGATAAAAGATCAATGGTTGTACAAGATTTTCTAACAGAAGAAGAATGTATAAAATTAGATAATTTTATGAGAACTTTTAATTATGACGGATTACAAGAATATCCAAGTGAGTATTTTAATAAAAGGCAAATAAGTAAAAAACAAATGTCTACACAGCCTGGATTTGAAAATATTATGGATCCAATAGAAAAAGATTTAGAGAATATTATTAATAGAATTTATGATGTTTTAAATAGTAATGATAGACACGAAGATTGGGTTAGTGGTAATCCAGTATTAATGAAAATGTTTAAAGATTGTATTCCAGAATCAAAAAGAGATAATGTTTTGCAAAGCGGTGACAAGTATTTTAAAGAAGGATTTTTTATTCACAAAGATAATCATGGTTGGATGCCTAATCCAGTTATATGGGGGGCAGTAGTTTATTTTAATGATGACTACGATGGCGGAGAGTTATTTTATCCAGAATATGATTTTTCTTATAGACCAAAAAGAAAAGATCTAGTTCTACATGATGGAAATATTTTACATGGTGTATCTGAAGTAACTGATGGTGAAAGATATAATTTAACTGTTGTGATAAGAATTAAAAATAATGAGCAACAAATACCATTGCCTATTAAAGAAAAAAGTTATCAAGGCGGAGACTATTATTATCCACCAGGATATTGGGGCAAAAGAATGCCAGATGATAGTATACAGGGAGACATTAAGGTTCCTAGAGATGACGGAACTGTTTCAGAATATAATTCAAATCCAACTCTTTGGATTTCAAAAAGTTAATATCTTTCCATCCACTCTTTAGTCTTCCATGTAATACCCTTCCAGGCTGACCAGTCTTTTCCACCATCGCTCATATGATAAGCAATCTCTGCATTTCGAACAGGATCAAATAAGTCTTCATTAGAGTCTAGATTAAACTTGTCTCTTCTTTCTTTACCCATTTCTCCAAGCATATTTATTTGAAATAGGCCATAAGAGTTATCTCCAGTTTTTCTGTTTGGATTCCAAGAATTAGGAGTACCCATAGATTCTTTCATTACCGTTGCCCAAGCAACTTTAAGAGAATAACCTTCAAACCCAACAGACTTTAATATCTTAATTAACTCATCTTTTTCAAGAGGAGTTCCATATTTGTATTTTTTACTAGTTTTATTATTTTCTTCCTTAGAAACGGAAAAAACCGCTTTCGCGGTCAGATCTGCGTCATAGACGGAATTATAATTTAAATTATTTTCAGCATTAGCAGCCGAATTAGCAAAAAATGCTATTGCTGCTACTCCTGAGAGTACGCCAATCATTGCCGATTTATTCATGATCGTTTCCTCCTTAGAAAACAAAACACCATCTTTTAATGGTGTTACTCACCAGTATAGCATAGAATTTTATTTTTTGTCAACTTTTA